ATTTGAGCAGCACGAACGAGAACAGAAGCTTGCTGAACAGTACGGAATAAAGACAGCCTTCCAACCTTTTGGTATTAAGCTCCCAACAGAAGCCGAAGTTGAAGGAAGGGAAAATGCCGACCCCGAATAGTGGAATGAAGTCAGAGGCCCGAAAAGGCTTGGATTGGCGTAGCGAGTTCGGTCGCGGCGGTACTGAGGTCGGTATCGCTAGAGGTAGAGACATCGTTAACGGCAAAAACCTGTCAGATTCCACGGTAAAGAGGATGTATTCGTTCTTTTCACGGCATGAAGTGGACAAGAAGGCGCAAGGCTTTAGTCCTGGAGAGAAAGGATACCCGTCAAACGGGCGAATAGCTTGGGCATTATGGGGTGGAGATGCTGGCTTTTCATGGTCTAAGAGACTGGTCAACCAGATGAAAAAAGACGAAAGATGGTCTGAATCTATTGACAAAGATGATACTATTGAGCCAGAACAAGAGGTGATACAAATGGAAAGACATGTTGTAGGGGTTGAAGAAACCGAAGACAGCTTTATCGTTGAATTTAGGAAAGCCGAGATAGAAGCTGCCGAAGAACCTGTTGAAGATGTTGTAGAAGAAAAAGCAGCAGAATCAGATGATGAAGAATATCAGGCTATGGCCCGTGATATGGTTTCTGACAAAGTAATTTATAGGACAATTGACCTTTCTCGCGGAGCTATTGACGAGCAAAAGCGTATTGTCCGAATTGGCGTTTCATCAGAAACACCAGTTGAACGAGATTTTGGCTTAGAGGTTTTGGGCCATAATAAAGAAGACATAGATATGGAATTTATGGCTTCTGGTCGCGCACCGCTTCTGAACAACCATAAGATGGATGAACAGATCGGGGTTGTGCGGTCATTTTACCTTGATGAGGCGCAGCGGCGTACCGTTGCGTTGGTTGAATTTGGCAATTCAGCCTTGGCTCAAGAGGTTTTTGAGGATGTTAGAACAGGCATTAAGCAAAACATTAGTGTCGGTTACAGCATTAACAAAATGGTTCGTTCCAAAGACGGCGAAGGAAAGGAGTACTACAGGGCTAGTTGGACACCGATGGAAGCATCAATCGTCGCTGTCCCTGCTGACCCCTCTAAGTTTGTTGGCGTTGGACGATCCACCGAAAAAACTTTAAACACTAATAAGGTGACTACTATGACTGAAGAAGTAAAAGTAGATGTTCGCCAAGTAAGTGATTCAGCCAAGGCAGAAGCATTAGCCAATGTCGGTGAAATCATTTCTTTGGGTAAGCATCATAATCAGCGTGATTTAGCCGAGAAGGCTATTGAGCGTGGTGTATCCGTTGATCAATTCAAAGGCGAGCTTCTTGAAGCCGTCCGAAATGATCGTCCGTTAGAAACTCCTGCTGCTGTCGTTGACGTAGCCAAGAGCGAACAGCGTGAATATAGCTTAATCCGAGCTATCAAAGCTGCTTCATCTGGCGACTGGCGCGAAGCTGGTTACGAGCGTGAAATCTCTGATGAGATCGCACACCGTTCTGGCAAAGAAGCCCGTGGTTTCTACGTTCCTGCTAACATCAATTGGGGTCAGCGCGACCAGACTAAATCTCCGACTTCTGCCGGTGGTTTCTTGGTTGGTACTGATCATCTTGCTGATCAATTCATTGAAGCATTGTATGGTCGTTTGACTGTAGCTTCTTTGGGTGCTCGCATCATGCAAGGCCTGAAAGGTGATGTTGCTATTCCTAAGCTCAGTGCTTCTGTAACCAACTCAGCATTTGTTGCTGAAGGTTCAGCGCCTAGTGAAGGTGCAGCTACGTTCGCTCAGGTGACGATGTCCCCAAAAACGCTGGCAGCTTATGTTGACGTATCGCGGCGACTCATGCAGCAGTCAGACCCCTCAGTAGAACAAGTTCTTCGTAACGACATTATCAACACCTTCGCACGAAGAATTGATGATGCTGCTATTGAAGGCGGTGCTACTAATGGACCTTCTGGGATCATTGCTAACGCCTCTACTAACGTAGTTGCTATGGGCACCAATGGTGCTGCAATCACCTACGCTAAAGTAGTTGAGATGATGAAAGCTGTTGAAGAAGACAATGCCATCATCAATAGCTCTGCTTTCTTGACCAACCCTAAAGTCATCGCGGCTTTACGGACTACGGCAAGACAAGCAAGCGGCGTTGAAGGCAACTTCATCATGGACGCCAACCAGTCAATTCTGGGTACTAATGTTGCTTCTAGCACCGTTGTTCCTTCTGACTTGACTAAAGGCACTGGCACTGGCCTGTCAGCAATGGTCTACGGCGATTTCAGCCAGATCATGATTGGTTTCTGGTCAGGTGTTGACGTTGTTGTTGACCAATCCAGCTTGTCTACTTCTGGCGGTACGCGACTCGCGTTCTTCCAAGATCTAGACGTTGCTCTTAGATATCCTGAGTCTTTCTCAGTAATCAAAGACATCATTGCAAGCTAATGAGAAAGGGGGGTTTCGGCCCCCCAATCTTATGGGAGTTATTATGGAATTAGTAATTAAGATGCCTTGCCATGTTCACGGTGTGCCGCGAAACGCAGGGGATATGGTTGTTTTATCTACAGCAGAAGCCCGACAGTTCATCAGTTCAGGCCATGCTGAAGAGATTAAGATGGACCCAAAGCCTTTATCTAAGAAGGCAGTTGAGAAAGTCGCCAAGCGATGAGTTTAGAATTTGATTCAGACTTTGATGGTTATCTGGACGTAATAGGTCATGGCGTTTCATGCACCTATACGCCGACTGGTGGATCACCAGTTACTATCAAGGTTATTTTAGACCAAGAGTATTATGAGATTCCTGGCGACACCGTTTCGTTCAATGGTAGTCAGCCAATCGTACAAGGCAAAGCCAAGGATTTAAGGAATGGAGCATTTGGCGATCAACTAGCCTTTGCTGCAATTACAGACCTAGACGGCAACACAATCAAGAATGCCGCAACGTATAAAATAGTAAGCCTTCAGCCAGACAACACTGGAATGGTCGCAGTAGTTCTTGAGGAACAGTAATGGCTGATCATGTAAGGCAGAGAATCAGAGAGCAAGTAGCAACCACCGTAACAGGACTAGCAACTACTGGTAGCAATGTGTTTCAGTCAAGAGTGTATTCTCTGAGTGATGATGTACTTCCAGCTTTGTTGGTCTACAGCGTCTCTGAAAGCTCCGACATTGACTCTATGGGGCCAATAGGTTCTCTAACTAGAAGCCTTAGCCTATCAATAGAAGGGTATGTAAAGAACGTGTCTGATTACGACGATGTGATTGATGACGTTTGCAAGGAAGTTGAAATTGCTATGGCCGGCGACAAGACCTTAAATGGCTTGGCTCAAAATAGCTATTTAGCTGGCACTGATATAAATTATAACGGTGAAGGCGAGCAACCTGTTGGTATTGTTACGATGAATTATGTTATACAATATCGCACAGCAACTAATGCTCCTGAAACCGCATTATAGGTGATATACTATGAAGCTATATAGTCCAGACGGCTCATCTGAAGTAGATGCTCATCCGTCTAAAGTAGAATCTATGATCAACCTCGGTTGGACACAGGAAAAGAAAGGCAAGGCAAAACCCAAGAAGGCTTTAGAGCCTACAGAAGTTGTTGAGCCTCAAACTAAATCAGATAAGGAGTCTGAATAATGGCAAGTCATATCGGACGCGATGGGATTGTTAAAGTCGGCGCAAACACTGTAGCCGAAGTTAAATCATTTTCTATAGAAGAATCAGCAGATACTGTTGAAACAACCAAAATGACGGATACGTCACGAACTCATGCAATCACTTTGACCAGTTTCTCTGGATCATTAGATTGTTTTTGGGACGAAACGGATACGACAGGACAGGGAGCTTTAACAATCGGAGCGAGCGTAACCTTAGCTCTGTATCCTGAAGGCGAGGCTGTTGGCGATACTTACTACTCTGGCACCGCCTTAGTAACAGGCGTTTCTAGAACTGCAAGCTTTGACGGAATGGTAGAAGCTTCTATCTCTGTTCAAGGTACTGGCGCGTTAACGGCCTCTACGGTATAACATGCCAAGGCTAATTGAGAACGCATTAGCACACTTTAACAGCAAGGATTTGCGGAAGATTGAGGTCCCAGAATGGGAGGTTAGTCTTTTCGCAAAGAACCTTACCCTTGACGATAAGGCCAAAATGCTTCGTCGCGCAGATAGTGATAACACTGATTATCTTATCTATGCGGTGATCTTTGGCCTTGTTGACGAGAACGGAGATCCTGTCTTCGGGCTTGAGGATAAGGTTGCGCTGAGAAAGAAGGTTGACCCAGACATAGTGACTAGACTTGCTACGTTTGCGCTAACCGCTGGTTCTGAATCGGAGGAAGACCGAGAAAAAAACTTATAACTGACCAAGGCAACCCAACTCAGCTATACTACATGTACGAGTTAGCCGAGCGACTTGGTCAGCCCCTAGCGACAATCTTAGACATGACTGTGGCCGAGTTTGATCATTGGTGGACTTTCTTTAAAGTGAAAAGAGAGAAGATGGATGGCGACAACAAAAGAAACAGTCCTAGCAAGAATATCAATAGATGATAATACGAAGGTAGGATTTCAGTCCTACGCTCGTAATGCTGAACGCGCTAAGAAAACCACAGAAGCCTTCCGTGCTCACGCTGTTGACAAGCTTGTAGAGAGCTTAGACAAGCAAGTCCTTGCTTTAGGTAAAAACGCCAGAGAACTTGACCTCCTCAAGGCAGCAACTCTTAATGCTGCCGATGGTGAGCTTGCGCTCATCAATAAACTTCATGACGATATTGATGCTCACAATCAAGCTACAGAAGCTGCGATACGCTTAAGCAAAGAGCGTGATCAAGAAGCTGCTGCGGCACAGAAGATTGCTGACGCAGTAAACCGCACTAACAACGCCTACAGAGATGAAGCCGCCACGGTTGATATGACCTCTGACGAGCTTGAGATCTATCGTCTAAAGATGATGGGTGCTACTAAAGAACAGTTAGATTCTGTTATGGCTACTCAGCGAGCTACTAAAGAGTTCAGGAAACAAGGTTCTGCTGCAAAAGGCGCTCACGGGCAATTGCGCTTAATGCGTGGCGGATTAGGACAAGTAGGTCATCAGGTCCAGGATATTGCGGTCCAGCTTCAGATGGGTCAGAACGCGCTTCTTATCTTCGGTCAGCAGGGTTCTCAGATTGCCTCTTTGTTCGGTCAGAACGGTGCATTGATTGGAGCTTTGCTTGCCGTGGGCGCGGCGCTTGGGACATCTCTTGCTCCTGCTTTGTTTAGCTCAAAATCAGCAATGGAGGAGTTAGAAAAAGCGACTGAAGATCTTTCTAAATTTATGAAAATGGATGGCGCAAATGGCATTGCTGAAATGTCTGATGAGTTATTAACTTTAGCAAGAATATCAAAGGATCTTGCAAGAAATAAACTAGAGGCCTCATTAGCCTTGGCAATGTTAAAGGTTGTAGAGACTACCCAATCAGCTACAAAAGCAATGGCTGAATTTTCTGCAAATCCTTATGACTCAACTCCAACTGTTGGCGAAATTGGAGCTTTAGCTAATGAGTTCAATATAGCTTTTGAGGATGCTGAAGCGTTGTCAGAAGCTTTTCAGGATATAAAAAATGGAAGTGACTCTTCTGGTGATAGTTTTAGAGATTTGTTGTTAAATGTAAATCAGCTTACAGGCGCAACTGATAAGCAGAAAAAAGCTTTTTTGGAGCAAAAAAATGTAATTCTTGACGATTTAGTCGCAAGAGAAATGGCTAATGAAAAGATAAAAGAAGCCGAAAGAATATTGGGTGATTTTGATGGCGAGCTGTTAAGAAACAATAGAACCTACAAAGATGCTAACGAGGAAAAGAAAGACTTTATTGATCAACTAGTAAAGCAAGGTCTTGAACTTGGCAAGGGTGAATCGTCGTTAATAAGACAGCAAGCGGAAGCTTTGAAACTTAGCGATGCTGAAATGCAGATTGTTGAAGCTCTTATTCTTCACAAAGAGGGTATTACAGAACTAGATGATGCTAGGAAAGAAGCAAGCAAGACGGCGGCAAAACTTTTAGCAAAACAAGAGCAGCTAAAGGAATCTACAATTAATTTTGTTTCTGGCGTAGTCGCACAAGCGGATGCTTTAGGGAAAAGTAATATAGAGCTGTTGTTAGCTAACGATTTGGTAAAAGGGTTAGATACGGAGCAGAAAAAAGCATTTGATAATGCGATACAAAGGCTTAAAGATTTTCAAGCCGCACAAGAAGAGGCGCAGAAGGTAGAGAGTTCTAAGGGCAATCTGGAATCCTTACGGCAATCTTTGATGACTGAAGAACAAGCTTTACTAGAGTCTTTTGCAGAACAAAACAGGGTTATTGCTGAAGGGCTTGCTTTAGGAAATGAAACAGAGCAATCAGCAAGAGATTTGCAATTACAAATACTTGCAAAATATTTAGAAGATAAGAAAGCCTTATTAGATCAAGGTGTAACAGATGAATTAGAAGGCATGTCTTTCTTGCAAAGGGCTTCTATTGAAGGTGCTAAGAGACTAGAGTCATTTAATAAACTGTCTGCCACAGAACAGACCGAGCATGTCTTGGGCGAACTTGGTAATCAATTCAACGGTATAGCAAAGAACAACAAGCGCCTGTTCGCAATCAGCAAAGCGTTCAATATTGCCAATGCTATAATGAATACTTCTACTGCTGCAACCGTAGCCTACAAGAGCTATCCGCCGCCTCTGAATTACGTTATGGCTGGTGGTGTTATTGCTGCTGGTATGGGGCAAGTTGCTCAGATCAAGGCTCAGAGCTTTGACGGCGGTGGTTTTACCGGCACAGGCGGAAGGTCCGGCGGCATGGATGGCAAGGGCGGCTTCCCAGCTATTCTTCATCCTAATGAAACGGTCGTTGATCACACTAAGGGCCAAGGTGGCGGGATCACCGTGGTAAATAACATAGACGCTACTGGCGCTGATGCTAACGTAGATATGAAGATTAGAGCAGCAGTTCAGCAGAGTTCACAGCAGACGATCATGAGCATACAGGATCTGATGCGCCGTCGGAGATTCGGGTAATGACTGTATATATGTTCCCAAGCATAAC